CTTGTCCTGCCATGTTATATTATTTTAAATTATTATTACGTTTTTTTAATACTCTTAATTCGCAGTCCTTTGCTCGAAGGCTGAGAAACTGCTTTCACTTGAAATCCTGATTTAACAGAAACCTCTGGTGCACTACGCTCACTCATATTTATATTTTTAGTTTTACGTATTACATCATCAGTTGCCTGGGATTTGCCTTGTTCATAAAAGAACTGTGCAAACTTTTCAGGGTTCATTGCAACAGCTAAAGACTTGTGATAACCTTCTGCATCTTTAATAAACCCATTTGAATCCAAATATTTATTTACAAAATTAAGTGGAGTCTCTTGAGCTTTTCTAAGTTCAGAAGCACTACCTGGTGAATATACAACCTCATCTTCTCCTATTTTGAATTTAAAACCTTTAAACTCGGAGCTGAATACTTCATCACTTTTTTTGACAAACCATTCACGTTTTTGAGACGCATCTTCTTGTTGTGTTTTAGCTGACTCTAAATATTGCCTATATTCTATGAGCTCTTCGTTACTTTCAGAGGCAGAACTTTCCCTTGACTCAAGGGGCTGTTTGTATTGTTCCTGTTGTTGACGTAAAAACTTTTTAGCTTTAGCAATCTCTTTTTTCTTTGCTAGTTTTATTTTTTTAATATCTGAAGCTTCATGAATTTCTTCATCAATTGTAAACTCATCCATCATATCATCTATGTCTTCAGGGTCTAAACCTTCTTCAGTTATTGTATAATACTCTCTAAGCAAAGCATCTGAACTAAAATTTGAATAATCTTTTTGCAATCTTGCATAATCTTCAAATCCTCGTCCAGTTTCTTTTTTATACTTTAGGTAAGCAGCAACGTCATTAGGAAGCGGTTCGCTTTCTTCACGCTGGCTAACTAATTCATCAATAGAATTAATTTCCTTACCATATCTTTTTCCAATATATGAAAGAACTTCGTCTTCGTTTAATTCAGATGGAGTTTCCATTACTGGAGGTTCTTCTACTTTAACCTCCTCAACAGGAGCTTCCTCTGGTATATTTTCTTCTTTTACTTCTACATTTTCTTGAGGTTCTTCAACTTTAACCTCTGTAGTTTCTTGCCCAGTCTCTGACTGTTGCTTCTCCTCATGCTTATCAAGGAGTTCTTGTTCTATTTCTTGAGACGACTTTTCTTCAGCCGACACTTCTCTTACTTTTATATCCATTTGATTTAATTTAATTTAATTGCAAAGTTACGTAAAATATAAACACATTATCTAGGTTCAAATTCAGCTAAATCGAAACCATCTAAAGAATCTTCATTAGATTCAAAGTTTTTAGGCGGTAAATTATTCTTACGCTGATTTATTAACTCAGACTGTTGTGAATTTTGTTGACTTATTCTATTACTCTTAGCATTTTCTTTTTCATTTTCTCTAGCAGATATTTGTTCTTGCGTCATACCCTGTAGTTGAAGGCTATACTGAAACTCTTGTTGCATTAATTGTGATTTTAATTGAGCTTCTGCTTTTTGTTTTTCTATTTCAAAAGCAATATCTGCTTGTCTGTATTTCATTTTGGCCTGCGTTTCCATTTCAATTTTCTGCATAGCTGTTTGTGCAGCCATTTGTTGAGACTGTAATTGTTGTTGTGAAACGATAGCTTGTTTCTGCATTTCTCTTTTATCGTCAGCCTCTTGCTTAGCCTTACGTTTTACTTTAAGCAACTGATTCGCAAGTTTAAGATTTTTAATTTCACGGATATCAATAGCATCTTCAAGGTTAATATCACCTTTTGATAATGCCATTTGAATATTTTGCTCAAGCATTGCTTTTTGCTCTTCATCTGGAGACAACTCAATAAAGATTCCAAAGTCATATATATATAAATCAGATATTTCTCCAAGTATACTAACATTGTATTTACCTATTTTGTTTACAAAATCATCTTTAAAGTCTGCGTATTCTAAAATATCCGCTACCCTGTAAGTTAAAGCCTCAGCTAACGTTCTATATATGTAAAGACTTCCATCTAATATATGTCGAGTAGCGGTATTAGAACTTAATGCTGCTAACTTTTGAACACCCACTAAAGCATCGGAGTTAGCAATTGTACCGTCTCTCGCTTCGTTTAAGCCTGTTACAGCTCGTATCATATCTAAATAATGATTTAGGTTACCAATAAGCATTTGTGCTTTAGAAGCGCCTGAATTGCTTGTAAGTTGTTGTATTGGAACTTTACCTTGATTGTAATCTCCTTCTTGAGTGTAACTCCTACCAATAACAGAACCTGTTTGGAAATAAAGTCTTAATGCGTCTTCTGGACTATAAGCTGCTCCCGTCCCTAAGTCTACCTCGTTTAAACCATCTGCATCTATATACACACCATCTGGAACTGTCCTAGCTATTACTTGTTGTAATTTTAAATGAGTCATCTGAATTAAATCAGCATACGGAATCATTCTTCTTACTAGTGATTCAATCACACCTTTATACATTCTCGGCGCAACTGCCACATAATTTGGAATAGCGTGTTGAGAAGCTGATTTAGGCCTTACCATGTTCTTAGCAAGCTCCCATTTTAAAATTATATTTGTCCCCATCACCATCACACCATCATACCAAACATCAATTGTCTTTTCTATTTTTTCAAAATTATTTTCCTCCATCATTTCGTCTGGTGGATTAAATCCATCATCCTTTTCTATCATACTAATATTTCCGTTATCTTTTACTTTTTTCTTATAAACCATCTTCTTAGTGGTTTTATAATTAAAGTACATCAACGTACAAGTGTCACGATAGAATATATCGTTTTCGTAAAACTGTGCTGTATTAAAGTAATCATACCAACTCTGACTGTATTTAGAAATTGTATCTAAATCATCATTTGTAAGAGTAGGGTCAATTTTCATTAACTCTGCAATTGGCACTGTTTTAATTTCACCCCAATAAAAACAATCTTTAAAATGAGGGTCTTCTGTATAACTATAAACTACATTAGCAGGGTCTACATAAGAAACCTCTACACCTGAACCAGGAAGAAACTGGTGTTTTGCTACAGCCATACCCGTCACCATCATATCGTAATCTAATCGCTTACGTATATCATTGTAATGATTTTCAGCAAACATTGTATCAATCGCCTCTTCTTCAGCAATCTCTATGGCTGGTTTGTAATTTAAATTCATATAAAGCGATAACTCTTCGTCGCTCGCTGGTAATTCATCAGGGTTCATTATAAAAGGGTCAAAACCTGTCCCCTCCTGAATAACTGATAAAACATCTTTAGCAGCCATTTGACCTTCAATCATTTCTTGATACTTATTTCTTTTAGATTGAGATAATGCATCTTGTGCGTAGGCTTTTACTTTAAACAATCTATCAGACATTCCGTTTACAACGATGTCTACAAACTTTGGAATAATAGGAACTGGAGTCCAGTCTAAATTTAAATAAGATAAATCACCGTCAACGGCTAACTCATTTTTATACTTTGCTATGGATTGTTCACCTCTTGCATATAGGCGTAATCTGTTAAAGTCCCTCCACTGACTATAGTATCTACATCCGTTAGAATCTTTACGAAACCATTCATATTGAATAGCCTGTCCTATTTGTAATCCAAACTCATCAGTTGCTTTCTCAGCATCAGATACGAATTGACTAGGGAATCCTACAGATGAAATGTTTATGTTTACCTCTTTCATCTAATTAATTCACTTAATGTTCCTTTATTATTATATGTTGCAAAGTTAAGACTTATTTTTGATTCTTTTTTCTGGGGCAAGTACACATTTTTTTGATTTGCCATAATAGCTAACCCTGAACTTATACTTGCATCAAACTTTGTTCTTGCACTAATATCAAACCTAGCCCAGTCTTCTAGAGTTCTAGTAAAATAAACATTACCCATCTCATCACCAGGTCTATAACCACCATCTAAATCAAGTCCAACATATTTCTCAATGTAAGACTCTATGGCTGCTGCGTGTGATTGTTTTATATCTTCAGATGTATTGGGTATACCTCCAAGTTCTTTTTCTGTTTTAGAAAGTTTATTGTAATGCTTATCAGGTCTATTCATACTAAACCCTCTATAACCTCTGTTTTTAAAATGATACAACAGCCTTGGTTTATTATTCTCTACAAGAATTGGCATACCATAAAACACACAAGCCATCAATACTTCTTCAAAAAATATTTCTGCTGTTTGTGGCCTTGCTACATATTCTAAGAAAAACTCATTACTTGGAGCTTCATCCATATTATATTTAGTTAAACCATGCAATGCTCCATTAGAACCTCCACCTCCAACTGTTCCAGATATATCATAAGAGTCACAACCAAACGCTCCTATATGTTCATTGGCTGGAAAAAATATTCCATGCTTTTGAATTTTTCTATTATTAAGACCTTTCTTAGGTGTCCAAGAAACTTTAAATCTACCCCTAGAGTCAGGAGTCCATATAACCTCTGAATCTTTTACACCATCCTTCCAATAGAATCTACCTCTAGTTACATGATGCTCCATAATAAGTGAATCATTGTAATCTATCTGCTGGTAAATTTTAGTAAGGTTAAATAAAGAAGATTTACTTTCATCTCTAAATGCGTGTGATTCTGTTCTAGGAAACTGTCTGTAAAATTCATTCAAAGCATCAGCGTCTTTTCTTAACGAATCTACTTCTGCTTCCCAGTAATCAATTGCTCCATTTGTTATCCATTCACCATCCACACCTTTTATTTTTTTATCTGGAGCTCTAAACACTGGCATACCAAACCTATCTATAAATCCTTCCATGTTCCATTCCATTGGAATAAAAAGCGAATACAGTCCAGATTTAGTTTGACCATTTGCATTACGAGTCTTCAAATCTGAATCCTCAAATAATTTTTTAAAATTCTCACCACCTTTACTTAGAGCATTTGAAGTAGACCCCATCATACACTTACCGATTATCTTACTACCCAATCTTAAACAAGTTTTTGTTACACGCCAGTTGTTCTGAATATTGTTTGGTTTAAGCCACTTACCTGATTCATCGTGTACTAAAAGTAAAAGTTTTTCACCATCATAAGAGTTGTCGTCTGTATTCTTCCAGTCAATTGTAGTGTCAAGACCTGTTAATTCTTCATCCATTACCTCATGCATATTTTTTTTTGTAATCTTAGAGGCTGGAACTCTGAAGGCTAACTCTGTTTTAGGTTTATCCATACCATCTTGTATAGGTTTAAAAAAGAAAGGGAGTCTGTTAGCAATAGGAACAACTTTGTCGGTAAACATTTTTTTAGCATCCGAACCAGTCTTAGAAAGTATACCAACTCTTGAATCTCTAGCTAGCGTTCCTGTGTTTACACATTCTGATGACCCCATAAAAGAAAACCCTGAACGTCTTATTTTAAGATAGTCCATTCCAAAACACCTCTTGTCTGCCTTACAAGCCTCCCAGTATAAAAAGAATATTCTATTAGCTTCTCTAAAATCTGGATACCCTACATCAATACTTGTCCACTGCAGATACATATAATGAGAGCCTGTCATATATGTTGCCTTCCCATTGTTGTAAAACCAAAATCCCAACTCTCTTCTATCAAACTCAGACTCTATATAATCAACCCATTTGTTTTTAAATAATGAAGGCCTGTCGTTCCACTGAAATATAGAATTGATTCTTGATAAATCTCTAGGCAGCTCTTGCCTTTCCCAGTACTGCTCTTCTTTTTTATTAGAACGTTTAAACAACTCCTTTGGTTCTTGAGGGAGTGCTATAGCCAGACCGTTTATATTTATTATCTGACCTATTGTTCCATTTTTTGATATAACAACAACATCATACTTTTCACTATACCCATACAACCACGTCTTCGCTCTATTCTTTTTTGTTAGAACAGACCTTGGAATGTAATCTTTAATTACGTGATATAATTTATTTTGACCTTCGTTCTGCAAACCCTTGTTTTGTATTTGTTTTATCCACTTGTCCTCCAGAGTTAATTACTTCCTCCTCAATATCTATTTTATTTAATATCTCAAACGCATCAAATATAGCAAGTTTCTTAGTTGCTGCTGCGTTTTTTAATCTATCTGCCGCCAACTCATCATCAGGGTCAGGTTTAATAATGTCTTCTTTTGCAACTTTAATTAATTGCTCTACAGCTCTACGACCTGCGTGTATAATTTCTTTTTTTAATTCTTCTGAGTTCATAACTTCATTGTTATTTGATGGTCATACATTCTATATAATTTTTCATCATCAACTGTAAACTCATATTCACTCTCAGGTTTAAAAGATATCCTATCTCCAGGATTTACACCTTGAGAAGATAAATATTTGTTTGCATATTTCATAATACCAATTAATGGTTCTTCTTTTCCTAGCTTCATTATAAATGATTCTTCTACAGGCACAGGTTTAACAAAACAATATCTATCGTGACAAACCCAATGGTCATTATGCT